CATCTCCTTCAGAGTTAGTAACTTTTATTTTTTCGTGTATTGAGGGACTTGATACGTCAGCCTTCGCCTCAATATTACTAACGCGGAGAGTGCTCATTCCTTTATATAATCCTTTTTAGTATTTAGACTACGACCAGAACAGAACCAAGAGCAACATCAATTGTTCCAAGATTACCAACAGTTACTGGACCAATTAAAAGTGCATTCTTCCCAGTAGGGACATTGACTTGAATATCAATATTCTGATCAGTTAATAGTGCTCCTTCTACAATAGCAACGTTACCATCTACTTGAAGAACACCTTCTGAGTGTGCTGATCCAACTGCTACGGTAGTTCCAATACCAACAAGTATTGTTTCATTATCAACAGAGTCAACAGCAGTAGCAATACCTGCAACGCCACCTCTACCACCTTCGATACTAATATCTACAGTTTTTGTTGAAGAATTATATACAAATGTATTACCAGTTCCAACAAAATTCAGTTGAGTTACACCAGCACCAGCAATTGCAACACCCCAAAGAGCAAGAGCCGCTGGACCTATTTCGTCCAATCTTTCTTCTGATATAAACTCTCTGGCTCTCATTACTTGCTCCAGTTCTTTACTGCATCAAAGTTTTGTTTTGAAAACTCCATGCGGTCAACTAATTTAACTGCGCCCCCGCCAGTACCAATAGCAACAAACCCTTCGGGATTTGTAACACTATATCCTGTATCAGTGCGCACTAGGCTCTTTATGCTGTCTACCTTGTTCAACTTATTTATTAGCATATTCTTTAGTGCAATAATGTCTTTGTACACTGCAAGAGCACCTGCTATACCTTCAATGTTATCCTCAACAAACTTATTCTGTGCCTGTATTTTGTCTGTGCGACTTTTGACTGCAGGTGCTTGTGGATCCTGATTGCGTAGTTTTGCAATCTCTTTTTGTATATACTGATTGTACCAGTCTGCAAAGTCCCTAGCAAACTCTGCACCATCTGCAACCTGTGTATCGCCACGTTTGATACGTGCATTTACATACTGCATGAACAACTGCTTGTAATCTCCGCTTACTGCTGTAAAGTCTGCAGTGCGTAGTGCTTGTGCCGCTGTGTTCATTGCTGTCAAAATTTGTTTGTTTTCGCTCTGACTTAGACTTGCTTTACCACTTAAATCCTTATAAGTTGCATCGTCAAACCATACCGCGCTGGACTTGTTTAGCGCACTTACGTCTGCACCAAAACTTGCTTGCATGTTTGGAATACTATCACCTTCATATGTAGTATGGAATATTATGCCCATCTTACTTGCGCCAATGCGCTTGCCCAGTTTGCTGTCAACTGGCACTGCATATGTAATTGTGTTGGGTCCAAATGTGTAGCACTGTTCGCCGTCTATTTCTTCAGTCTGTAGATCTTCTGCTGTGTACATTAGATCACCCTGTATTACATTTTTAATACCCAACTTGCTTAGTTCAGCAAATGCAATACGCATTTTACGGTTTAGATCACCACTAGTATCAGCATCTATTTCTGCAGGTGTCTTGTATACTTTGCCAGTATAGGTTCCGTCTTTGGCTTTGTTAAAAATACTCTTCTTTGCAACAAAAAACTTGCCGTCCTCAGGATCAACACCTGTAAAGATAGCAGGAGCACCGTCCCACTTTACTGTAAGATTGCCGCTGTCACCGCCATTCTCTAGCATGTCACGCACACTGTTTATATACTGCAGTGCGTCCTGCGCACCCTGCTTGCCTTGAAGAAAGACTAGATCTTCAATGTGTTCCAAGTGTGTGTTTTTGCCGTCCTGAGACTCAGCAATTATTTCTCTGAAGCGCATTTGCTTTCGTTGACCCGTCTAATACCTCTTACAAACTTACGTGTATCCTGACTGCGTATGCTGTTAATTAATCTGCGTTCTAGATCACCAGCAACATCTGCATCGTAGTGTTTGTGCATTTCATTGATAAGATTTATAGCACTTTCAATAACATTAGTAGCACGACTTTCCATAACATGTTGACGGTCACGCTCGACAATCATGCTGTTTAGTTCGTGCAGTATGCTCCTAGTTTGTTTTTTCACAGTGTTATCCTATCGTTTTTAGTATTTATCGGTTAAATAGTATTGTAACTTGGAGGAGATACAATGTCAACCATAGAAAAACCCGGGTTGCATTTTGCAACCTTGGCTAAGATAGCCTATCTAACACAGGAAGAAAGTAAGCCTGCAGTACATGAATTAGGGTACACAAAGAGCATACTTGTCGATAATGATGGTGCAGAATGCCTAATTGTAGAAAATAGCGAACGTGTTGTACTTTGCTTTAGAGGTACAGAGCCTAAAGAATTTTCAGATATAAAAGCAGATTTGAAAGCATGGAAACATGAAAGTGAAACTGAAGGCATGGTGCATTATGGTTTTTACCAATATTTGGAACGCATTTGGGAGCAAGTATCAGCATATGTAAGCACACCTGCACGTAAGAAAAAAGAATTATATATTTGCGGACACAGTCTTGGAGGCGCTATGGCAACACTAGCGAGTAGTCGACTACAGGATCGTATTGTCGCATGTTATACATACGGATCACCACGTGTGGGAGGTAAAGTATGGCACAGTAATTGCACATTTAACCACTACAGACACGTAAACAATAATGATGTTGTGCCTCGTGTTCCTTTCTGGATAATGGGTTTTCGCCATTATGGTGAACTGGTATACATTAATTACTATGGCAACATACGCAAACTTACACCCTGGCAGAAATTCAAAGATAGTTGGCGTGGACGCTTTCGTGCTTGGAGTAAACTAGAACTATTTGATGGTGCTAGAGATCACAGCATGGATGCATATGAGAAAAAAATAGCCAAAAATTAACAAACCTAATTGCCTCTTACTAAATAAAGTGTGACAGAAATGTCACACTTGGCACAAATAAAAGAATTTAGGCAACAAGAGGCACACATGAAAGTACCTAAGGACGCGAAGGCTCAATTAGAACGATTACTTGGCAGATTCATAAGGCATATTCCGGACTCCCCTGAGTATCATAACAGGCTTATCGAAGAACTGGAGATCATTCTCAAACTTCGCTTTGTCGACTACTTCCTCACAATTTGCGATGTACTGGCGCTAACCGACGACATTCCTCATATGACTCGTGGTTCAGCAGGGTCTAGTCTCGTCTGTTACCTACTGGGTATAACAGATGTGGATCCCATAAGATGGCAAATACCGGTGGCACGTTTCCTAAATCCTTTGAGAGATGATTTACCAGATGTGGATATAGATTTTCCGCATTGGCAACAAACCGCTGTTATGCAACGCATATTCGATAAATGGCCTGGCCAAAGTGCTAGAATCAGCAACTATGTTACCTATAAGGAGCGCGGTGCTCGCAGAGAAGCGGCACGACGTCTTGGCGCATCTGGTAAACTCCCTCGCAATTTCAAATATGAAGACTTAGATATAGACAAGGAAGAGGCAATGCGAATCGAGAAAAAACTTATAGGCAAGAAAAAGGCAATATCAAAACACTGTGGAGGGATACTCGTATTCAATCATAAGGTACCAAAAAGTTTAATCAACGCTGAAAATCAAATACTACTGGACAAGAATGAAGTTGAAGATTTAGAACATTTAAAAATAGATATCCTCGCTAACAGAGGACTTAGTCAACTACTGGAGATAGATCCGGAAACTCCATTAGAAGCATATCCGGAAACAGATTATGAAACAGAACAGTTACTATGCAGTGGTAACGTTATTGGTGTAACACAAGCAGAGTCGCCAGCAATGCGCAGACTATTTCGTGCTATACAACCTAAGAGCAAAGCAGACTGTGTATTTGCTACTGCACTTATACGCCCTGTTGCAACAACGGGCAGACAGAAAGCCGCATTCTTTCAGGACTGGACAGAACAGCGACTGGAAGATACTATTGTGTATGAAGATGATGCTATCCGTAAAATAGCAAAACTAATTGACTGTGATATGTATGAAGCAGACATGTATCGTCGTGCGTTTGCAAAACGTGACGAAGAACGTGTAATGGAATTCATGGAGAAGATGGGAGAGAGTGAGAACAAGGAACAGATCATAAATGAACTTTATGGTTTGGGCAACTTTGGGTTGTGCAGGGCACACGCTGTAAATCTTGGAAGGCTGATTTGGGCATTAGCGTATCAAAAAGCCCACAACCCAAAGGCGTTTTGGGCCGCCGCTCTCAAACACTGTCAAGGTAGTTGGCGTCGCTGGGTACACAAAACAGAAGCAAAACTTGCAGGCTGGGATCTACGTGAACTAGGATTCCCCAATGGCATAACAGAAACACCACAGCAACAATATAAACGCTATGGTTACTGGACACAACCTGAGTTCATGCCCAATATGTTTGTGCAGGAAACCTGGGGCGACAGAGTAAACTTTGCTGGATTAGTTGCCAATGGCAGAGTGTTTCGTGGAGCAGAGGGCAAGTATATTACGTTTGTGACACTGGGTGTTAACAACGGTGAATATGTAGACGTAACTATCAAACGTCCATTTAGTTATAGAGATCATGATGTAGTTGTGGGATCAGGACGTGTGCGTTATAACAACGGCAGTGCATACATTGACTGCTGGGATGCACAAGGGCACAGGTTAGATCGTTATCTTAACTAATAGTGTTTTCTATTGTAAGCAAATATAATATTGGATCAGTAGCAAAAAAATCCAATATAATATCTCCAGGTTTGTTAAAATTAAAATCCGGTTCAGGCCATTGCCTGTTACTAAGTTGAAATTTGACAACATTGGATAGTTTATCATCATTAATGTAAATGCCATTTAACTTGACACTTTTAAGTGTAGCAGGATCATCCTGATTAAATTGCATAGGAATGACTACTCGTTCTGGCATGTTACCCGTATGTTCTACTACTTGTTCTCTGCCACTTTTATAAACAATTGCTATTTCTAATAGAAAGCTCGTACTGTGAATCCGCATTCTTGTGCCTTCTGTTTGAGTCTAATAGCATGCTGTTGTCGCATTTTTCGTTCACTATTAAAACGTTCCAAGTCAACATTTGCTTGTAACTTTGTTCCTTCAAGAATAGTAATTTGTGTGAGTTGTACTTGTTGCACTGGATTATTTACATAGTGTTTGTTATCATCAAACCATTGTAGTGCATACTCATGATCTTCCTGTGTTTCAGTATGATAACTAGCAATCACTAACAAGTTCATAGGTACGTTGTATTTTCTTCCCAGTTCCAAATGACTAGCAAGATCATCATTGTTAAAGTTTTTTCCCAACTTAATCCTTGCTTCACTGCTTATACTTTCTACTCCACAGTATAAAAAACCATTACTGCGTTTTATGTTTTTCCAAAGTTCTTCGCTGTGTCTATCACGTTTTCTAATAATAAAACTACCATGCCAGTGAAACTCTTGATCTACGTAATCAACACTTTCATTGTACTCAGCCATCAACTGCATAAGTTTTCTAAATTCTTTCAAGTTACCATTGCATATACTACTGGCTAACTGGAATCTAAAAATGTTGTACCGCTGACTTAATAGTAGCATTTGTTCGAAAATTTGATCTGCAGTTAGATTTTGAAACTTATTCCAAAATGCTACTACGTCACAAAATTCACAATTTTGCACACATCCCCTACTATCAACAATAGGTAGCATCACAGGATCATATAGCATAAAATTATAATCATCAAAGTTTGGCGTTAACCAATGTTGTATTTGAGAAGTTTGTTTGAAAAAAGCATCATCAAATCCAATTGTTTCACCTTTGACAAAATAGTTTACAAAACTATCATTAGCATCTCCAACAAAATAATGATCAATATAACCCAACTCTTTAAGACGCTCAGGGAAGTTATAATTATGAGCTCCTAGTGTTTCAAGACCAGGACCTCCTATTACTATCTCAATATCTGGATAAAGATTTTTAAAAAGAGCAGATAGCCATTTACAAAACTGCTGGCTGTCAATTGTAAAAAGTGAAAGCAAAACGTGTGTAGGATTGTATTGCATTATTCTCTGCACATAATGATATAACATGTTAGTTATAACGGGTGCAACGCTACTATGCTGTTTTTCTCCATAAAAAAAGTCTTTTAATTCTTGACTCAAAGGATGATTTTTGACAATGTTTAGGATTTCAATATTTAGATCTAATCCTATACATTCTATATTGTTTTCTATCAGGAGACTCTTAATATATGCAGGGGTTGCAAGAGGACTACTATCGTCTACTAGTGGCACAGTAGTAACAACAACCCGCATAATTATTCACTCTTAAGCCCTGCTAACATGTCTTTAAGTTTACTGCTCTGTACACTTGCAGTAATTTTACCTGCTTCTTCATCAGGTGCAGATACTACACCAGCACCATCCTTGTTTTTAAGTTGTTCATAGATACTTGAACTTTGTTTCTTAAACTGTTGATACTCGTCATCCTCGCCCAAGTCTCGGATACGCAGACTTTCAACATCGAACTCCAGATCTATCTTTTGCCCTACTCCGCTACTTGAACGTGTTTTCATAAGTTGTAACTGATAGCGTCCACGCTCACGCATTGCACGACTTGTAAAGATACCGAACACATTATCAGCAGTATTAATTTTACTTAGTCCACCAGCAATGTGCGAATGATCAAACTCTATTTCTTCAACTGCGCCTCTGTTCAACTGCGATGCTGTAACAAACACACAATTTAATTCTTTTGCTAGATTGCGAAGTTCTTCACTTACATACTTGTCCTTAACAAACAAATCATTGGGCGAAACTTTTGCACTAACTGGCATAATCAAATCCAAGTAGTCAATAAGTAGGAAGTCAATCTGCCAACCATTTTTAATCTGCAGTTCTTTTAAGTATGCACGGATATCATTTACGTTACTCTGTGCTGGCATATATTTAATCTGCAGGTTACCTGCTTTTTTGCCAGCCATTTTAACTTTCATTTCCACTGTGTCTAAGTCTTTGAACACCTCCTTAGTGGACACATTTGTCATCATACTATCAATGCGCATAGCACTGAGTCCTTCACTAAGTTCCAAACTCAAGTATACACCATTCAATCCTGTTGTTACCCAGTTAACTGCCAAGTTCTGCATGAACAAACTTTTACCTGACCCTGATCCACCTGCAAAAATATTAAGTTCACCTTTGTTCATACCACCGAACAGTTTGCGATCAACAGCGGGCCAGCCTGTGCTAATTTGTCCGTTGTTGTCTTTTAGTGCCATTAATCTTGCTCTGGGATCTTCAAAATAGTCTGTTCCCATATCTTTTGTTAAACTAATCTGTACAGCATCCTTAATTAGTTTTTCAACAGGATCATATGTGCCTTTCTCCAGCAAGTCTGCCGCCTTGAGAATAGCACGTTCCAGTTCCTGACGTTTTGTAAATCCTTCAAACTCCTCCAGGAACCAATCATTGTGACTGTCTGTAATGTCCGGCACAGGTTTTAGTTCAATACCTGTTACTGCCTGTATTTGTTCATATGTAGGCAGTGCGCCATGTTCGTCACTGTGTTTCTTAATAAACTCTGCAGTGTCCTTCAAACTGCGATCAAAGTTTTCTGTATTGTAAATGTTCTGAACACGCACATAATTTTGTGCATCATTCATCATCATTTCCAAAAATAGTTTTTGTAAATCTGCTGTGTATTCTTTAGCCAAGTTTTTTCCTTAATAAATTTATTTTTAAACTGTTTGTCTGTTTTCCATCAATAATACTTTTTAGTGTAAACAGTTTTCCATAACGCACCACTGCGTCATTTACATCTTTAACATCCGATTCCCATTCAGGAAAACTAACACTCCATCCATATTCAAGTGCGTCATCTATAAGTTTTTGTCCTGCTCTATCTCTATCCGGTACTAGTATAACTTCTCTAGCCAGTGTGTCAATAATTTGTGCTTGTTGCTCACTGCACTGGTTGCTTAGTATACCAACACCGCCTATACACAGGGCATCCAATAAGCCTTCTGTAACTATTACAAACCGACTGTTAGGATGCTGAGAATCAATCCCATAAACATAGCCAGTATCATGATTAGTAAAATATTTGGGTCTTCCGGCATTGTCCGTACTCCTTGCGCTGAAACCTATTGTCTCACCCTGCCAAGTAAAAGGAACAATCACACGCTTCCACATACCTGCCGCTCTTGTATTTGCATACATTAATTTTTCTGTGGGCAATGCTCTTGCTTGTGCGTATTGCTTCACAAAGTCAGGAAGTGTGCTAGTTGCTCCTTCGGGTAATGACCTAGATTTAAATTCAACTTGTATTTGTTCTTCATCAGGTTCTTCTAATACAACAGTTTCTTTAATACGCAATGCTTCAATGTTAAGCATCTGACGAGTGTTCTCATCCACACCTAACCATGTAAGTAGTTTACGCATCTTAAACGTAATATGCCTACCGGGTTGCCAGCCAGTCTTAAAGTTGCAGTTAAAACAATGATAACTCACAGCATCGCCATTTGTAATCACACCGCCTCGACTACGTTTATCCTGACTTTCACCATTATGATGACAGCAAACAGCGTTAAACGAAATCCAACCATTGCTGGTACGTTTTTGCTTGCCCGGAAGGCTATCTATTACTGCCTGTTGTATACTATTCATCTATAGTATTATATGCTCTTTTGCGAATAAATGCAACCGTTTTGTAAAGTACTCATGCCCAGCCTCGTTGGGATGTCCTCCTTCTGCAAACAATTTAAGTCTTTTGTCCTCTTGTTCAGCACGTTTTAACATAGAATCCATACTGAATCCATCAATAAAATAATTGTCTAAGTTAGTAGTAGCATGTGTACCCAGGGCATTAAATTGTAACACAGAAATATTATGTGCTTTGCATACGCTGTTAACAATTAATTTAGCATTGTTTGTCCACATGTCATGACTATCGTTTGTAGACCGTACTACCCAATCTTTGCAACTACTAGTCCAGGAATCCTTTACAAATCCGTTATGTGTCCATGTCTTATCATACCAACTAAAACGAGTACGCTCAGTCCATGCTACACAAATTACAATTTTTTCATTCGGATTACGTGTGGTGTTAAAATAATTGGTAACCTGCTGTGCAATAGCCATGTTACTATTTGCAGGTTCAGCAAGATTATCTACTTCACAATTGTTGTATTTTGCTAGTAATCCTAACCAACAATTGCTAGTGCGCCAGGGTATATTTTTGTAGTGTCTGTCCCATATTGCACTGTCACTGGTTTCGTCCCAAACACCTGCTAGTTCAGGATCTATTAATTCACTTCCATAGGTAAAACTACAACCGAAACCTACTAGTTTCACGGTCTATATAATACTTGATTAAGAGTCCCTGAAGTAGTACTACGCACAAAACGCACTGCACTGTATACGCCTGTAAAGTTAATGTAGTCATTATCTTCCTGTGCAGTATATGTACGTGTTGTGATGTCTGTAAAGTCAGCGTTTTGAATACTATTACTTGGATTAATCGAGCCCTGTATGGTTAGTGTGCCTGTAAATGCACTGCTGAAATATACCTGCGCTGTATGTTGCGCTGTGTTACGATTGATATATGGTTTGATTGTTATATTACTGCCTGTATCTCCGCCTGCAAAAGACTCAGTTGTACTTTCTACAAATGCAGGATAGATACCTTCTACAACTTCTAACACACCGTTTGCACCATAATTATCATCTGCGTATGCTGGTGATATTCTACTTTCACCGTCGGTAACTTTAAGACTGTAGTTGTAAAACTTACTGTCCAAGTTAAGTAAATCTGCTTCTGTAATTTGTGCTTCAAACAAACCACGTCTTGGATCAATAGCAGTAAGCGCACGTTCAACATATGCTACGCTATTTTCTTTATCCATAATAATAATATTTGCAGTGTGATCTGTCATCGTTACACGTTTTTGATCACGGTTTTTGAATTCTATTCGGATATAGTTGTCTATACCACGATATACTTTAATGTTAGGTGTGTAGAACATACTCATAATGTTGTTTACTCCAGTATCAGTTACAACTGCAGTGTGTCTTTGTGCATATAAATATCCAGTAATAACAGTCATACTGTATTTATCTATAGGTAACGATGCCACCATTAGCAGAAGAAATATTTGAAAAGTATCCGTTCTTAAGTTTGGTTACCTATGGTGGCTCTGAATACGTAGGAATAGTACAGAATCAGGACGATACAGTTCTGAGTATGTATGACTATAGTAAATTACCAGAAGAACTTAAAAGCACTTTCCTAGAATTAGGAGAAAGTTGGTGGTGGGAAAGTAATCGTATGATACCCATTAACCTTTTTCTTAAAAACGACTTTGCACAGTTTGCAAATATCCTAATTACTTTTAACATTCGTGATACTGAAGTAGTACGTGGACCCAGTGTAAGCATTGCTGATCTTGCAAAGAAACGCAGCAAGCGTAGAAACATACAATTAGTAAAGAAAGTAAAATGACACTTTTTGGTTTATTAATGATTAAACACTTTATTATTGATTTAGGTGTTCAACAATATTTAGGACAAAGTGGCAAGCATAGATATTTCAGTAAACTGGCTCACTACCATTACTTACATCATGGTTTAGGAACATTTGTAGTTTGCTGGTTATTACTGCCAGTAGACATAGCACTGCTCATTGGCATTGTGGATTGGTTTGTACACTGGCACATAGACTTTTGTAAACATCACCTTAATAGAGCAATAGGTGCGGCACCACGTACAATGCGTTGGTGGTGGACAAACGTGCTTGATCAGTGTCTACACACAGCAACTTATTGGATAATAACTATGACAGTGATACAGTGGCCTGTAGGCATACATTTGATACCCCAGATATACGTTTAGTGTACAGTGGTATCTGGCGGGACATCTGTGTCCTCTTCCTCAATCCTATAGACATCATCATCTATTGTTTCCATAACATATTCCAACATATGTTTAATTTGATCATCGTCCAGAAATGTTTTATAAAGAACCATACTGTGTTTTAGAAGCATTGTTGCCATAAACATAAAGTCTTCATCATCGTGCAGTTCATTCTGTATGTGATTAATTAAACTTTGCTGTATCTCTTCCATGCGTTTTGTGTTTTTCTCAGCCATTTTGTTCCTCTAAAATATTCATATGCACTGCTACTAATTGTGCATATGCCACACTGTGACTCTTCTTAAAAAAGTATCCACCATCTGCAGGAGGTTGCCAAACACTTTCTGCAACCTCACTCCATGTTTTGCCCACTAACTGTCTTTTGCCAGGGCGTATAACTGCTAGGAACATTGCCATACGTGGTATACTATTTACAGGTTCTGGCATCTGTGTGCTTAGTTCATAATGATTTGCAATGTGTATTACTTGTTCAAAGAACTGTCTATCCTGTAAACGTGCCCAGTTAGGTTCACGCATTAGTTCTACTAAATGTAGTTCATCACGCACATTCTCATACACACTAACGTTTAGGAGATCAAGTTTAAAATATCCCAGTGTTTCTGCTTGTTTGTGTTCCAGTGTAGCAAGTCCATCATGTGCAACAGGAATGTCTGTAAAGTAAACACCAGTATTGTGTTTAGCACCCGTATCCAGTCTTGCTGTTGTACCCCCAACATATTTTAATAACTGTGTGCGATCAGCAAAGTCAATATCTACATCTGGCATATCATACATTATAAACCTGCCTCTTTAAGTATTGCTTTTACCCATTCTGTGTCCGCAAAGAAGTCCACAAACTTACGCTTCCAAAAGTCAGGATCTATGTAGGGAAATATCATTTCTATTTGTTCTGTGCTTAATTTGTCCAGTGCTTGTACACCACTGTCACAGTTAAATATTACCCAGGGACTGATACGTCCTGTAGTAACATGTTGTACTAGTAGATTACTGCTTACATAATTGAAGTAATGGTTAAACACACTTTCCTTATCTTCTGCCCAGCGTTCCATTGTTTTTATGCTACGTTCCAGTGCATCCTGTGTTGCTTCTCTGCGTATATGATCAAACAAATATTCCTGATATACTGCATCCTTGCACCAATGATCCAGTTTCTTATTGCTTTTAATTACCCAATCAATAAACTTTGTAGTGTTAATAGCACGAATATTAACCATGTGTCTACCAAACTTTACAAACGCATTGTAGTATGGAGATTCACAAAAGTCAGCATATGTTTTAAACTTAGCACTGCCTTGACTCAGTTCATAAAAACGCAAGTATGCAGTCATACCCAGTTTAACACCAGCCTCGTTTTCCTGTTGCGCACGACGTTTAGGCTCACACAGATGTGCCGCAAGAGTGCTTTCCTTGCGATAACTTTTACCACAGTATTTGCATACAAAATCTTTTTGTTCCATACTATAGTTAATTATAGCATCTTTCACTATTGTTGTAAAGTCATTCACCATGCAACCTTTGTATTTCTTTGATGTCTTTGTCAGTGTACATAGTAACTAGAATGTCTAGTTCATCACTTTTTGCAAGTGGATGCAAGCGTTCTACTTCTTTACGCCGCTTGCTTGATGTGTTTTTGTCTTTCTTTTTGTGTCCAACCCATTGATGAAACTGTGTACCCATGCCAGGAGATACTGTGCATAATAGTTGCCAAACAAGTTTTGGATGTTTTGCTAGTTCGAAGTATGTGCAGTTCACACGTTGATTTCCTGCCAATAGATAATATGCTTGTAGTTCTCCACTGCCCTTAACCAAACTAACATAACGATTAAGTAGGAAAGGTGCCAGTTGCTTCTGATGTTCCGGAGTAAGACGATCATAGAAGCCATAGTCTTTTTTATCTATAGCCGCAAGCACTGTGTTTAGGGGAAGTTTATCACTCAAAGTTTACTCCTGCACTGTGTATAACATCACTAAATGATAACACAAACATACGAGCATCGTCAAGTCTTTCAAACTCTAATATGTATGTCCTGTCTTGCATGCGTATGTCATAGCCTGTTCTGTTTTCAAGATAGCGTTCTATCCTAGCACTTAAATCCTGCATGCCTGCTAGTTGTTTGCGGGTACGTTCATAATTAATATAACCGCTCCACTGAAACACCCTGTAGTCTGCACGTAGTATTTTACCAGGCTCTGTCAATTGAAACAATCTCGTTCTGCTTGTTGATCTCTTTGGCGCAGTAGACGCATCGGGGATTATCAGTATCTGTTTCAATGGGAATCGCAAGGATTTGTCCTTGTTTAAGTTTCGGGAAGAACCATTTGACATCGGAATATATATCCACTATGTTTACAGGTAGGTAATCATGACGGAAGTCTCCCAATGGATTGAATACAAATGCATCGAATCCTCTGTCATTAAGACTACTAAAATTAAGCATTTCAAGATCACCTATTTCTCTATCACCAATTAGTATCTTCCAATCAACAGGCATGCGTATCATTTTACCACCTACATCCAGTACTACTGCAGGTGAATTAAAACTTTCTAAAAATATAAGTGGAATAAAGAAATAATCTGGATCAGCAGGATCACTGTTATCCAGTATTGCAAAACGTAAATCCTCTACCTCATCGGGTATGTCGTTCATTTCGTATGCTTTGTTTTCCAGTGTTAATATGCGCATTAGTATACCTCTACAATTTTATCCGCAATGCCATATTTCACTGCTTCTTCTGCACTTAGCCATCTATCTTCGGGCGGCAGTAATACTTCACGTATCTTCTTTTCTGTAAGTCCTGTGCATTTTTTATAATGTTCAACCATACGTTCTGTGCTAAGTTCGAACTCTCTTACCTGTGCAAATAGTTCATGTTCCTTACCACGACTTCCCCAACTATATTGATGACTTAGGATACTTGTGTTAGGAGTAATTACACGGCGACCTTTCTTACCAGCCATGAAAGTAAGCACACCACAACTTGCTATAAGTCCCAGGCCTACAGTTCTAATAGGAATACTACTGCCTTTCATTGTGTCAATTAGCGCAAACGCCGCATGTACACTACCACCAGGACTGTTAATAATTAGTGTTAGTTGTTTGGGACGTTGTGCTTTAGCCAATAGATTCATTTCAATAATCCAACGAATAATTACGCTAGTACTTTTGTTATCGAATCCATCACTAAAATACGCCATACCTGAGTTGTACATGGTGCTTCCATGTTTTGGCATGTCTGTGTCTGTTTCACTCATCATTACTCTTCCAATCTATTGTTTCATTTAGTACATCTTTTGCATACTTGTCCAGGTATTCTTTTACAAAGGCAAATGCTTCTGGCTTATAATGTCTTTGATAAGGCTCCTTATCCGAATCATGTTCAAACCATTCGCCTCCATTTTCATACATATATTGATTAGCACAAAAATTTAATATTGGAATAACACGTTTATTTTCCCTTACAAATTTTTGTTTTTCTATGCCAGGAAATCCACGTATCATGTCAGGATTAAAATTATTACACTGATCCCAAATCAAATACTTTATACCCTGGTTATCTAACCATCCTGCAAATAGTGCAATGTTTAGGAAAGCATAGTCCCATTCTTTGTAACAAGTATCACTAATTTGTGCATTTATTTTATTATAGTCAAATTCACCATCTATAACATAACTACCTTCAATAGGATCGTTTTCTTCATTAATTCTGCTTATTTCAAAACGATTTACAAAAGTTAGGGGAATTAAAACCCAATCCACTGGCCCATATGCCGCAACATATTCAACTGTAGTTCTAATGCTCCTATATATACTGCCCCCATCTTTGCTTAAATTTACGCCTGGAAAAGGGTGCCAGTTAAGTCCAAAACTACATCCGTTAAGTACAGTAGTCAATTCCAGTCTGCCTTCTCTACTGTAAAAGGATAGTTTGCTTCTTTATAAAATGCTTTGCGTTTTGTTAGATGTCTTTTAGCATACTTTGCTGTTGAAGTTATGTCCCAGATCTGTACAAAATCTTTGTCTTTAGCCTTGCGTATACCTCTACCAATACTTTGAATAACACGCACGAAACTTTTACCAGGTTCAACAAGCACAAGATTAAAAATTCTTGGAATATTAATACCAACAGCCGCCACACCGTATGTTGCGATAATGACCTTGCCTTCAGCAGTTGATACCTCGTCATATTCTGCTTTTCTATCTGCACCCTTTGTACTCCCTGATACAAAGACACTATCCGGTATTGCTAGTTGTAGTGCTTCACCTGCACTTATGCGATCCACAAGTATAAGTGTGTTACCACTGTCCTTGATACTATTGCATAAACTACCTATCCAGTCTATTCTATCTTTGTCTCCCAGTAAGTATTTAAGTTCACTTTGATAATTATTGTGTGCAACAACGTCAATCATCTGCACAATGTTAACATGACACTGCGCAAGAACACCTTTATCCTGCAGTTCTTTTGCACTGATCTGATTTATAACAGGACCAATACTACATATGATACCCACGTTTTCAAACTTTTCCTTGGGTACTGTACCTGTTAGTCCCCAGCGTATAGGAATATGACTCATAACACCTGTAAGCAGTGCAGTAAGTGCATCTGCTTTTGCCATGTGTACTTCATCAACCATAATACATACTACATCCTCGAGGAACTCTCCAATGCTTATGGGTGCCACGCTGTTCTTTGTATTCTTAAGTAATATGTTCATACTCTGCCAAGTACAAATAGTATGCGTTTTTCCGAACTCTTTGCGATCACCATAGTATACGCCAACATCCAGACCCATATTAATATAGTCCTCTTCTGTCTGTGTGACTAAACTTTTGTTTGGTACAATTACAATTGAACGTCCATACTGTTCTACACTCTTACTAAGTGCCGCAGTCATTAGTGTTTTACCAGCACCTGTTGCTACTTCTTGCAGACTTTGTGGATTTGCTAGGAACTGATTAATAGTTTCAACTTGGTAGTCACGTAATATAATAGGCTCTCCTTCAGCAGGATGCCCCTTTGGCCACGCTACATGACTAAAACTATCTTCTGTAACAGGTTCAAGAGTAAACTCACTCTGATATTCACGCAGATCATTTAGCGTAACATCATAGCCCTGTTGCTGTAGTACAGGAAGAATGTCCGGGAGGAGGTTTATATAGGTACTCCCTCCAAGTTGAAAAAATGCTTTTTTGCCGTCCCAGCGTCCCAGTTTAACTGCGGGCAAGTAACGTGCATAGGGTACTTCATACTTGAACATGTTACTCAACTTGCGTCTTGTATCCAGGTCAAGTCCTTCAATCTTAACGTTTACTTCATCTTTAACGTGTAGTATTGCAGGTTTCATCTAAATATATATTCCAAACGGGTTCGTAATTCTTTATTGTTAGTATTGTACATTATATCTTTGAAAAAAGCAATATCCTCAGGTGTGTTTAATAATTCAATGCATGAGTTTAATTGCACTAACAGTCTATGGTTTTGTTCAACACGTTCCTGTACGCCTGGCATATTCCATATATCCCATGCATTATCCAATGCTTCACGATTATCCTGCATTAATTGTATAGTTCTTGCATATGGATCTGTAATTGTTTGACTAGTATAATCCAGGATGTCCACAAACATATCGAAACCCAGTTTCTGTAGGCTATCACATGCCATATATCCATGTTGAACAGGAATACAATAATCCAGGAAACATTCTTCTGACTTTGCACTCCAGTGATGTCCTAGTTCCCAAAAGTTTGGCTCTGTAATAATGTTAAATACAGCCTTGCTTCTGGGCAATTCCTCTGTAAATCTTATGGGTAGACCAGGATATATATCTCCTATAAACAGAGTATGCAGTGTAATATGTTCCTGCTCAACATTGAATGAACTAGTATACTCCCAGTTATCGTCTATTGTAAAATTTTCATTTAACCAACTACTGAGGACTATTCTATGTTCTCTGGGTTTGTTTAACCAAGCACTAAATTTAAACTCTTTTGTGGGCGCATTACCAGTTTCAATATCCTGTATGTGACTTATTGTTTCACATACAAATAGTTTATTTCCAGCATGTGCCATATCAACATACTGTTCATATACAAATGCAGTGTTTGGTCCTTGTTCAACTAGTGGATTACTACCATAATGAATTGCACATAGTTCGTCCCGTGTTTTGTGATAGTCAACATATTTGTCTGGCAAATGATCTATTACAAAACCTATGTCAACATCTATTGGCATGTCAGCCTGTGCATCAGGTAAACATTCTTTAAATGTATGGGATAATTTCATTTGCTACCTTTTGGTGACCTTCTTCAAGGAAATGTCCACCTGGTCCATGTGGTGTTTTGAATGCCCATTCTACCATGCCATCATTGGGCCAACCAACAAATTTTGTGTGATCTATTAAGTCATAATAGTCTTGACACAGTGTCCAAAACCTTCCGAATCGGTGTTGGTTATCATGTGTACTAAGCATTAAATACTTCTGATTGTTTACCTGTAAAAAACTTTGCAATAATACTATTTGCCTTAACCAGCGCCTATATTCATGTAGGTCATTATTGTACCGTGTAATGTAGTCAATTAAAGGTAGACGGTGACGTTGTTCAGCGTTCTTAAATCTTCTCCGGTTATGTGTTGGCCATATATCAAATACGCCAACATCATCTGCAAACTCCTGCCTACTACAACTAGTCCATCCTATTATAACTAGATCGGGTTTATGTTTACTTACTGCTAGTATAGTCTTTTTAACAATATACTCATTACCCACACCAGGTTCACCTTCATTGAGTAACTTCATATTTACTTTACGTGCAACTAACACAGGCCATGCATCCTGTTCAGGATTAGCCAGTTCAGCACCGTATGTAAAACTATCACCTATTGTATAAAGCATATCTTATTCTAACATAATAAAAGTGGGTAGTCTATTTCTAAACTACCCACTCAATGAACCGCGCTTGGAGGAGAGAGAGGAGAGAGGAGCCGCGGTTCAATCCGTCAATTTTTTGTTCCGTCAATTTTTTAACAAGGGTATTCGTTGGTTATTACTTTGTGTACCGTCAAAATTTTGTAATTTTATTACATAAATATTTTAGGGTGAGAAGAGAAGTACAGCCTCCTATCGTGGTGCACTTCTCTTCTCTAGATTACGAAAAAACAACCCTGAGAAGAAGAGAGAGAGGAGGTTGTTAGTCCGTAAAGGCTTTGCTTTACATCCTTTTCATACAGGTTGCATTAGCAAGTGATCTCCAGTTACTCGATATCTTTTTAAGGTCAGCAACTTTAAGTGCCATCCGCAAACTTACTTCACGAAACTTGTTGCAATTGTCCGATATAAAGTCTATGATTTCTGACTCTTCTTCTTTCTTAAAGTCATAGCCTTTAAACAGATCACCTTTTTGTGCAATTTGTTTTACACGCAGAATTTTATCACGCATTGTATCCAGTGTTAAGTCTAGATAATGACAACGTGATTGTAGTGCTTCTAAATGATCTTGAAGTTTTTTACTGCGAACATTCTCAAACTTAATGTTTGTAATAAAGCAGGCACTGCCCTTGAACTCAAACTTGTCAGGGATGCCTTCGTTGCGCAGTTTAGCACTTTCTGCGTTCCAGTATATCATACGCTTCTTCCCGCTGTCCAGTGCGGCTTTTAGGATGTTAAGTGCTAGATCATCCATTAGCACACTATCACAGTCATCGAACACTAGAACGTTGCCTTTATCACTGTACTCATACAGTTTAGCATACAGTCCTAGGGGTGTCATCGCACCTTTTACTACTTCGTATTTACGCTTGGAACCAGCCATATCACCAAAAAGTGAACTTTTTGACAGTTCTTCTTCAACACCGAAACTCTTACCAACGCCCGGAGGGCCAGTAACAATTAGCGCACGTATGTCACTTTTAACTAGCGACTTAGTCATCTGATCAAGTATCTCAAAACGTGTGCCTATTTCTTGCATACGCTCTGCATCCTGTTTTGCTGTAAACTTAGGTTCAGCACTAGCAACTATATCTTCCTTAGTGCCTTCTTGTTTAATAAAAGCATCACGTTCTACATATTGCAAATACTTCTCTCCGCCAACACTAATCCGAACTTTGTTAGCATTTGGACCAAAGCGACATGTACCATCGACAGTTACAAAACCGCCTGGCTTGCCTTTAGCAGGCACAAAGTTTTTAATAAGGGGGAATACAGTATTTTCTACTGCTTGGTTGCGGTAACTACCGTCTTTTACTAGAATGTATGACATGTCTCTCTCCGTGTCATTTAATTAACTTACTCATATATAATAACATCTGTAGTATATATGTCAACCTTTTATTTTAAAAAAATCGTAACAAGTTTGTACACACTGTGCCTGCGCACGACAATCTTCCAGTGCATTGTGTGCCGCAAAGTTCATTGCCTTGCGAGGATCTTCAGGCATAAGTTTAAACAGTGTTCTACTGTCACGTATATTCCAGAAGTTCCAGGGTTTGTTATGTCCCTTACTCATTAACAAACTATCCAGTATGGTAATATCAAATCCATATCCCTGCGCCCAGATAACATCAACACCCACTACCCAGCGTTGCAGTTCACGTATAAAGGTATCCAAATCCGTACGGTTTTCATCTCCCAGTGCTTCCTGCCATATAGCCTCGGGTTGACTGCCCCACCATTCAATTGTTGTTTCATCTGTTGTACGTCCCAGTGCAACCTGCTCATCTACATCCAGTCTATGATAAAGTTCACCATAGGGCTCACTGCGTGTGTGCGGATCAAACTTAATTGCACCACAGGTTAAAACCACAGCGTCACTGGTAGTATCCAGTGTTTCAAGATCTATCATACCGTGTATAGCCATTATAATACTTTCCTTACACTGCGAAGCGCACCCTCTACCCTAGTAGGATATTTGCCCAGGAATGTGCCTCCAGTTAGATCACCTTTTGTAATATAGCATTTGTGACTGTGTTCTATATCGTCCCAGCACTCCAACATTGTACGTGCCATATCATCAAAAAAACTATCTGTAAAAATAGGATCATCCTGTTTGTAGTAAGCATAACTTGCCATTAAGTACCAGGGTACCATCATATTAATATTTTTAGCAAACAATTCTGCCGCATGTTGATCCAATACTATCTTGCCCATAAGTTTAACAAATCCATTCTTAGTTCGTCAATTAACATATAACCAAATTGTTCAAAATAATAATTTCTGTTGAAGTCTGCTATTCCACGAACATCTTCCCAAATTTTTTGCATTTCCACTGCACTCAAACGTTCTTTTGTAAAATGATAATTAATATTAATCATGTCTTTCATACGAACTACATTATCCAGTTCATCATACATTTCATCAAAAATATAATTATATGTTTGAAATCCATAGTGTCTAATGTTTTCCAGTGCCAGTCTATGTGCGCACATTAGGAAAGGATGACCTGCTACAATAGCATTAAAAGTTTTTTCGCTAATTATACCATACTCTTCTGTGTACTGGCTTTCACTAACAATAGTAAACAGTGCGGTATTATAGTTCTTACGCATAGCAAGAAGATTCGCTAGATTATCATATGTATCATCATACTCTTGTACAGTTAAGTTCGGATATTTTAGTTCTATACCCTTTGTCTGTAGGCTTATGTTGCCCAGTCTATCATCCAAACTGTTTTGCAGTGCGGCACGATGCGGTTTATATATGCGCTGTGGACAAACAAAATTAAATTCGAAGTCTTTATGTTCAGGCGAAAATGCTTCCCTTAATACATCTTCAGCATCCTTATAACTACACCAAGTTTCATATTGATGACTGCTGAATTCAATTAAATGAAAACTATCTTTTGGCCAGTCTTTTTTAATGCCCAAAGGCCAAACAATAACAATTATTTTTTCTAAGGGAAAATTATTTTTCTTAAAATGCTGTTCAAGTTTTACAAGTTCACTTGGCCATTTACTGTCCTTGTGAAAGTCTGTTAACATATCCTGCAAATTAATAATTAGTCTATATTCTGGATTTTCAAAATCGCAAAAAGTTGTGTTTCGAGGTACATGTACATCCCAACCAAAATCAGTTATAGGGTATTTCAGTGCGGCATCTAAAATTTCCGCATGTGGAAATACCTCTCTAACAATTGAAGTCCAGTGTTTATGCAAAGCGTTCCTCTACACTCTTAATGTGTTTGCATTTACGATACGCAATACAATTACAGTCAAAGCCATAATCAGTAAGTTCAACTGTATACTGATCACCTTTTGAACCAGTGACAGGCCATTGGACACCAACTAAATGGTGTCCTTTGCTTTCCAATACTTCAGTAGCGTGTGCCATTATGCGGCCTTTACTTTAAATTCGTCGGCACTAACCTTGCCAACAATCATTGACTTGTCCAACTTGGTGCGTGTTGCACCAAACGGTGTAGCACCAGTATTAATAACTTCAATTGTTTTGCGGTTTACTTTAACAACTTTACCAGTCTTTTTAAGTCCACCGTATTCCCAAACAATTGTATCACCAACAATAACACCACGGCTGTTTACTTTGCCAAGGAATGTAATGTGTGAATTGTACTGCTGAGCCAATACATGCATGTCAGAAGTATTGGTAATCTTGCGCATTGCATCCAATGCATTTTGAAGTTCTACTGAATAAGTCATCTATCTCTCCTCAATTTCAACTTACTATTAATAATAACACAGGGTTAGGATGTGTCAACCTATTAGGCTTTGTCTGCCCAAAACTCATCCCATAGTTCATATACAAAATCAAGTTTTTCCATATCTGACATCCATGCGCATAATTTCATACAGCCATCTTCTTCAAGTTGTTGTACTAATTCATGTACATGTTCACAACCACCGATTCTTTTGCTGACTTCCTCAACAAAATCTTCTTCTAAATCCATAATGTAACCTGACATTCCCATCTGCATCTCCTTGTTCATCTTATAATTAACAATAACACGGATACTATATATGTCAACTGTTTTCTGGCATTTTTCCTGTAATTAAATACATTTTTTTCATGATGCATTGCACATCTTCAGCGGTGCGAAACCGTGACACAGTGTCACCTTCGGCAGTAATACCGGGCATCTCTACCATTTTTTCATTTTTAAACACAGCGATTTCGAACAGGTTCTTGCGATTCTGTTCGTCCACAATGCTTAACTTATAATCAGGTCCAAACCTAACTATCCTTTGATTCGGGAGTTTCGCCATTTAATTTCTCCTCAAATGTTAATTGGATAATATCCAATTCGCCGTTCGATTTTATCTTATGTTTTAGATAACCATCTTCAATTAGTGTTACCAAAGTCAACAGAATACCATGGCTGACACCTGCTTGGCGTCCGAAAATAAATCCCATTACACTGCCTACGATGTAAGCACCAACATACCAATAGACTGGTTCCATTTTTTATCTCCATAAAGAGCTACTACACGACGATTATATTCTTCTTCTGTGCGGGCAAGATTATTAAGAACGTGTTTCCACATACGTCTTACTTCTTTACTATTGTCTTTATTTAATAGCAACTTCTCGATACTAGCCGCCCGTTGAGTTTGTGTTTCTTCTGAATAAGGACCCATTAACTTTCTCCCTTTTCGATTATCTTAAGCACCCAGTGCAGTTCTTCAGCACATCTATTGTACCATTGAGCATCATGCGGATCATGACACTTGTTAGATTCATCTATTAATTGTCCCATACGTACACGAATGTATGCCTTGGGATCCTGCGGCTGATTACGTCTCATACCCACAAATACGCTAGTAAACCAGCACCAATTACGATCCACCAGAGTTTCCAACCCAGTTTAAAAGCGGCACTGATAATCATTATAAAAATAGCAACACTAAAAGCAAATGCTGCAATGTGTAGAATTACATCCATTTTATCATACAGCAATTCAAACGTACCAGAATCTGTAATAGCAACTTCCATTATTATCTCCTAATTGGACAAACCGTTTTTAAAATCTTAAACGGATTGTCACGTTTGAAAATGTGACATGTAAAACCAGTACTGCGAGCCTTGCGGATTGCACTGTCCAGTGTACGATGTGAACTATGGGTGTATCCCATATTTGTTAAAAATACTTCATACATTATGCCGCTTCCTTAAACGCTTGAGTAAGTGGAGTAAATCCAACACCAGCAATCATCCAACGATTGCCTGCTTCATCTTCGATGATATCGCCAACACTAAATGAATGCATACTAGCAAACCGTGTAATACGATCTTCAGGACCAATGTTACCAACTTCAAACACATGATTCAAGTCATCAGCAACGACTTCTGCTACCTTTTTGTAGCAACTATCGAAGTGCATCACAGCAATTTCTGCATTATCATAAATGCTTGCTTGGATATGACACACAGCCTTTACATGACAATCCCAACCTTCCTTATTAATAAGGTCCTGGATTTCCGACAGATCATTTTGATAAACAGTAAAAATCTGTGGACCGGATTTTGAAATTAGTGTTGACATCTATCTCTCCTCAAAAACAACTTACTCTTTACATTAGCACATATATGATATGTGTCAACCTTTTTATTGCATTGGAATAGCACTAACTATAATATTTCCAATTATTAAAAATGAAATCACTGCTGCCATTTTACTTCTCCTCACTTTTTTTAGGACGCCCAGGTCCTCTTTTCCAAACATTTACTTCCAGATCTTCAGTCCGTTCATTTACAGGACAAACTGTAACCTTTCCACCATTAGCGAAATACTCTGCTAGAGCTGCTTCATATTTTGTTTTTTGAATAGTATCCATTACTTTTCCTTTTACAAGTACAGAGGACCTGTCCACTGGATGCAATATCCACCGTCCAGGATGTTGCCACGAGCGGCATTACGAGCAGGAGCATTATAGCCAGCGGCTTTAAGAATATCTCCCTTACGAAACTTTTTATCAGTGTCAGTGTTTACAACAAAACCCCAAACACTGCCACCATTTTTGTTGGTGATTTTAATGTATTTTTTACCTTCAGAGTAACCAATACCATCTTTAAACTCTTCAAACATACGCTTTTGAATATCGCTGATATCTCTATCACGAGCTGCAGAACAATTACCCTGCCAAACTGCGTAATCATTAACAATATCTTCAATTAATTTTTCGATTTGCTGTTGCATTTCTCTCT